GGGGCTTCAGCGGGGGCTTCAGCGGGGGCCTTGTCCTGCTCTTTGAGCAGCTCCACGGCGCGTTTTAGTGTGGCCTCATCGTAAGTAGGCGCACTTGTGGGCGCCTCTTCAGGTGCAGCGGGGGCACCTTCCGCCTCAGCAGGATCGCCAGTTTCAAGTTCGGCGGCAGAGGGTGTGGGTTCTGCTTCATCCCCAGCCGGTGCTTCAGTACCATCGGCTGCCTTCGGTTCAACTTCAGCTTCCGGATCTTTTTCCTCAGCGCCGTCAGCGCTTTTAGCTTCTGCCGCTGGTGCCTCACCTTCGGCCTCCTTTTCTACCGTAGCAGAGTCCGTGGTGGCGTCATCGAACGCACTCTCGAACTCGTCGTAATTCTTGTCTTCAGTATCTACCGGGTCCATGGGAGGCTCCGTCAGTTAGTGATGTTGTGTGGTTCATCCTCGATGGTTCGGATGAGGTCTAAATATGCGCTTGCCCGACCCTGGATCAGCTTCAGGTGCTCTGCCTCGCACCCCACTAGCTGGTCTTTCAGGTCTTCTACCTGCAGGTTAGCATACTCTACTAGAAGCTGGGTACTCCCTACCTCTTTGCTTTCATGTAGTTGTACTTCCAGCTCGTGGCTGCGCGTCCTGTTGCTCATTGTTCAAGCTCTCTTGGCTGTTTCCCATTAGGTCCGTCATGGCGTCCAATGATTTCGCATCCGCGGTATCAAGGTTCTTCTTAGCCTGAGCCATGTCCTTCAACGCCTCTGTAGTAAGGGTGCGAAGCTCAGCATCAAATACCTGCTTGGCTTGGTCCTTCGCTTCCTGTGCATCTTGAGACTGCTGCTGCTTACGGCGGTCAACCTCTGCCTCGCTGGCACGGATGTCCTTGAACGGGATGTCCCGGGCCATCATGCGCTGCTCAAGCAGCTTCTCGGTGTCCACGTACATCCTCTCGTCGTCGTCCATGGTCTCCTTCAGGTTGTCCAGCGCGTACGCCCGCAGCTCTTTAGCGATCATACTGGTGGCCCCTTTGGCCACCGGCCGCATGTCCCCGATGTACTCGAGCTCGTCGTTAAACAGCCGGTTCCATTCGATCAGCGCGTTTAGAACGCTGACAGTAAACCGGTCAAAGCTCCGGACAATGTCACGGAACGGCAGCGCCGCGTTGCCCATGACCATGGACGCCCCCGCCGTGGTACGCAGCGCCTCCCCCGGAGTGTTGTCTGTTTCGCCGTACCCCCCAACGAACGTCTCCATGTCAGCGAATTCTAGGAACTTGTTCATTACCAGCAGCAACTCTGACATGTGCGAGTCGACACTGATGTTGTTGATCGCTTTGTGGCCGGCCGGGTTGTTCTTCTGGTCAGTATAATAGTTACGAAACGGCCCGATACTCTTGACGTCCTGCTGGCCAACCAGCTTGGCCAGGTCAATCTCCAGCATGGGGCCACAGGTAACAGACGCGTTGTCGATCAGCATGCGAGCCGAGGAGGCCACAGCCATCTGGCTGTCCCGCATAATCTCACACATAGACCCCCCCATCAGTGACGGTATAGAGTCGTCAAACACAAATTTGTGGTAGATATTGACCCGCTCCGGTAGCGGATTGAGTGCCACCTTCAGCACGTGGCGGCCACCAACCCAGCCAGTAATCCGGAACTGGTGGTAGTCCTCCATCTCCTCTGGGATCTCGATGCCAGAATCTTTCACGTAATCTTTGTCGACCGTGCCCCAGAACTCTTGGACCCGGTACCGCTTACCCCGGTTGCTGGCTCGGGTGTTGCCCGCAAGGTTGTCAAGGTCCTGCTCGTGGCTGGCTGCAGTGTAGTTCCCTTCTGGGTTCGCGGATTTGAACTTGTCGATCGCAGACCCAATAAAGTCCGGCCTGCGCCCAAGGGCAGACATCTGGTCACCGGTGTAGACATGCTCCTCAAACTCCCCCTCCATATCAGAGAAAGTGCGAGACTGCATATCCGGGTAGTAATTCCAAACGTCGACTGCCTCGAAGTACGGGCGGTAGCCATCAGCCTGTGTGACCGTGGGGGTTGTCGCGCCCGGGGCTACCTCGATCGTGTTCTTTTTCTTGGCCAGCGTCATCGGGCCTTTGAGTATACCGACGTTAAATATCGCCGCGGAGATAATTACCTTGCGGCACAGGGTTACGAAGTCCGAGTTGTCCGTCTCGGTGGCTGATCCCATGGCGTCAGACAGCTGGTCGTTCAGGTGCGTCTCCATGTTCTTAGCCGCCGCGGCAGCGAACGCCCGCACCAGTTTGTCGAGCTCTGTCTGTGTGACCTCCGCCTCCGGGTTGGCCTCGCGCCACTCAAAGAACGCTGCATCCAGGTCGTCTTGGGACATGCTCGGGACTTCAGACGACCGCACTTCCCAGCTCTTGTCGCTTTGTGGAAACAGCAGGTTCATCAGTCGCGCCACGATCACCATGACCTTGGTGCGCGTCAGCTTCGGATACGCCCGGGACCGCTCTGGCGCCAGCGTTTTCTCGATCTCGGGGTCATACTTGCCAGTGAACTGATACAGGTTACGCAGCCACTGCTGCTCCTGCTGCCGGCGGTCGGCCTTATGGACGCTGAACCGCTGAGACAGGTGGTTGCCCAGTCGCTGCAGTATATCCACTTTGTACTCTACGCCGTCGCCGTCGGTGACCGTTTTACCTTCGCTCTTTTCCTCGTCCATCATCCCCACCGTGCGTAATTGGATATGTTGCCGCCGTTGCCAATCATCAGCCCCGGAAACTTCTCTTTGATGCTCTGTCGGCGAACCGTATCAGAGAACCCCATGCTTAAATACTGACACGCATCGTGTGGGTGCGAGTAGGAGTTCTTGTCCGGCTGCGGGGCAGTGTCCCCTTTCTTGTTCACTTTGTACTTATACCCAGACCTGAAGCCGCGAATCAATATCCGACATCGTGGGTCGATGAGTAACGCAGGGCCCGCCGTTGTAAGGCGAAGTAGGCGGCTCTCAACAGAGTTGATCCGCTCAGCCAGCGCGTTGCTGTATGCGGTGTCTACCTCGAAGCCGAGCTCTTCCTCCATGATGTCCTTCACCGCCCGCTCATCGGTCTGCGCTCTTTGGACAACCGCGGGGTCACAGAATATAGAGAACTCATTGCGAGGGAACCTACTCTGCATTTTCGGCATCAATAGTTCATTGCAAAACCGCTTGGCCCCCATGTGCTCAGACGTTAGCTCGTCGAGTATCAGCACCCGGCCGTGGCTATCCAGAATGCCGAAGATCGCCGACGGCGTAAGCCCCGCGTCAAACCCAATAAGGATCGTGCCTTGCGGGTCGAACCTGATGGGCTCTTTAGCAACGTGGATGTCCGCGTTAAACACCGGGTACACCGGCTTACCAGACATGCTGTACCCCCACGCGACCTCAATGAACTGCTTGACCCACGCGGGAGACTTACCGACGGCCAAGTTCTCGTAGTACCCCCGCTTGCCGGGTAGGTTCGCAATGTTCTCTGCGTATTTACTCCACCCTGACGGCTGCTCGAAGTACGTCATGTTTTCAGGGCGGTCTCCGCGCTCCTCAACGTCGAGCCAGTTATACCACCAGCTATCCTCGTTACCGGGGTTGGACGCTCCCCACATCCCCCACCAAGACGCACCGCCCTCGTGGGTGGACGGGTAGCGCCCGCACCGCCCGGACAGGGCTTCAACAATCTCCTGCGGGATCTCTACAAACTCGTCGAGCACCGCGCCAGTAACCTCCAGCGACAGCACGCGGCTGACGTCATCCGGGGTGTCCAGCGGGCGGAACAGCACCTCTGCGTACACGTCGCCAAACTCGAACACGAACATAGTACGCGAGGCTACCCATTTACCCACCACACCGGGCTTGAACCACGTCATAAACGAGTTGATTGTGGTGTCTTTTAGCTGGGGTGCGGTGTTACGCACTACAACCCACCGGGTGCGGCGGATGCCGTCTTGCCCGGGGCGTTGCAGCTGCGCGTGGTAGAGCATTTTGAATAGGACGGCGGTGGTTTTCGCAGAGTTCCCTGTAACAAACACGCGGCCATTATGGCGGGCGAGGAAGTACGAACTGTCGGTCTGGAAGCAATACTGCTTGCCCCCGGGTGCCTCGACCTCTTGCACGGACGCTGGGCGGGTTTTGACCGTTGCCCTCACAGAGTCCTTTAGCGCTATCTGCACCGTGTAGGTGGGCCTCCAGTTGGGCTTGTCTGGGTAGTCGGTGCGCCCTATCGTCGCCCTCCCACCAGTAGCGTGAGCCGCGTACTGCATGAAGTCCGCATCTTCTTTTATCGCCGTGCTGAACCGCGTCTCTGGCCCCTCAAACAGACCGTCCCAGTGCGAACTTTCTTCAACGATCAGTCGCAACTCATCCGCGGTCGCCTGCCACCACTGCGCAGTGTCAAACGACTTGCCAGTGTACGGCGTGCGGAAGATAAACACGGACTCCGTGGGGCGTCCGACAGCGACGTCTTCGCGCCAAGAAATGTTGTTGCCTGATAACAGCCGACGAAGCCTCGTCTTCTTACGTTCTTTGCGGATGCAGATGTGGCACCTAAACCCAGTCGGAGTCTCAAGGAACCCTTTCGGGAAGTGCCCGTCTGCGTTAATCGCTACCGCTAATCGTAGCAGGCTGGTGCCCATACCTGTTCCCGCACGGCCTACCGGCACAAAGGCCGTAGGGATTGTCCGCTCGCTTGGGTGATCTGCCACGTCTTGCGCAGTGGTCACCCGCAGGCGGCCTTGGTAGTCGTAGTACGGCACCCGGTGGCACGGTGATAGCGTCATGGACAGCGTATGGCGGGTGCTGATATTCAGCAGGGTGCTCGCTGGCGTAACGATGTAGTCCTCCGGTTCAATAACCCGCAGGGCCCCCAGCTTGGGGTCATCGCCCGCATCTGGCTCCCATTGGGCCACCAAGTCGCCGGGTTTATACTCGTCTATGCGCTTCCATCCAGTGCCGGTAAAGAACTCCGTGTCCCCTGAAACGGGACCAACCGGCCCTATGATGAAGTTGTAGAACGAGTCGCTTCGGATAAAACGAGCAGCGATCGTATCCGGGGTGTAGTCAATCTCCATTGATGGCCCTCCCCTCTATTTTCTTGTCCGCTTCGCCAAGGTTTATGCTGATTGAGATGCCGCCTCCAGCACCCGCCGCCCCCGCGCCTGCCGGGTCATCGAACCCCGCCCAACGGGCGGTAGACTTAATGAGATCCGCCCGTACTTTCGGGTCCAGCTCTCGGTCCTGCACCATGGTGTATGACGTTTTCAAGTAGTCTTCTGCCTGCATCTGGGCTTTCAACCGGAACGAAGCCCCTTCTTTAGAGAGCTCCCGCTCCATGTCCTCGAGGCGCTTGCTGAATGAGGGCATATCAATAATTGCGTTGAGCTGGGGATACTGGAGGGCGTACGCCTCACATATACTGTCTTTGCTAACTCCCATGGCCACGTCGATAACCAGTGACGTCTGCCACTGTACCGGTAGCCCGTCTGCGGGGTTCTCAAATTCGACAATGTCGCCCATACGTGGTTACCTTACTGAGACTTTACCAAACAGGATAGCACACTATGCACACCCTACTCTTTATCTGCGCTGTTGGTTCTCTTTGGGCGGTTCGCTGCTGTTTCACGATCTCGGAGTGGCTTACTGAGCGCTTCTATCGGTGCTTCGGAGCGCAATAATAACCGGCGTCGGGTCGACGTACTGCCCGGCCATGTCCTTAATCTCGAAATGCACGTGCTCTGTGATCCCCGGATACAGGCTGCCGAGCGCTTGGGACGTACCGATTACATCATTCATCTCAATGTAGTCCCCAACCGCTACCGTGGGGTCCACATAGAACATCCGGAACTGGTGCTGCCCAGCGACGACCTGCACATACCGGATTTCAGGGTGCCCGCTGTACGGCCAGCCAATCTTAGTCACTTGCCCCCTCACCGGAGAACCTACCTCGGTCCCGGGATGGCAGGCCATGTCCACCCCTTTGTGCTTACGAGACCCGCGGCTGGCGCCAAAGTGGCCACATCCCTTGGGGTCACACTTACGAAAATCCATCGAGAAAAGGTTCATAAGGAGCCCACTCCAGCAAAAAGTTTAGTCGTTACCAACCCGGTTACACGCCCGTGCTGCACGTATATTCCAAGCTGTGCCGCGCTATTTACCCGCTACGTAGAGCACAAAGCGTACCAGCATGTCCCACCCCACCGTTATCATGCCCACTACGGCAGCGGCCCATATAGCCGCCTGGCGGGTCGTAGCCCAGAACCACTTAATACGCCGCTCTGCTTCCATTAGTTCCCGTATTTCACGCAGTTCCCCATCAGCCAACGGGCTCTCATTGCGCTGCGGCATGGCCGGCTTACCCGGTATGTCGTCCTGTTCGCCCACTAAGGCCCCCTTACTCGTTGCGGACTTCGGCTTTTACGGTGCGCCATACCTCGTAAGTCTTGCCAATGTACGACGCTTTCAACTTCATTTTGTACCTCCCGCCGTCTACAATCGCAAGCACTGAGGACAGCACCGCACGATATGTGCCCCTGCTGCCCGTGTAAACCATCTCAAGGGGCCACACTTGGCCAAGCACCTCCGTGGTGCCGTCTGCAGCGTACAACGTAGCCTCCGCAGCGGCACCAGAGAGCAGCACACCCTCCGAGTCACGAAGCCCTTGCAACTCAACTCGGTGGTCGTTGTTGACGTACAGGGTGTCCATAGCTTAATCCAGCGTGAACGTCAGGTTCCCGATCGGGAAGCGCAGGGTCTCGTTGGCCGCGATCGCTTTGGCCGTAGTCAGCGCGCCGTGAATTACCATGTTGCCCGCAGTCGCCGCGTCAAACACCGCGAAGTGTGTCAGCGAGCCCCATACACCCGTGGCCTCCGGGAACGCCATCGCAACGCCGTTGGACATAACCCCGGCGGTTCGGTCCCAGTCGGTCCCGGTGGTCGCCACCCGGGCGTACGCGTTGCCTGACGGCTCAGCTATGCCGGAGTTGTCCTCAGTCGGGTCCGCAGTCGAGACCCCAACGTACAGTGTAGGCTGCGTGTAGGCCGTTTTGTTAAAAACGTGGTCAAGCACCTTGCCTTCGGCGTAATCTGAAAAGCTCATCGTTGGTACCTCTCTGTGATTTACCTACTTTAGGACGGTATTGTAGCATGTGAGTGATGGAAAAATAGCCACGTTGCTGGCGTACAAGAACCCGGCTACCAGACCGCTTCCGCCTTCTGGCAGGGCTGAGGTAGTCAGGGTTGCACTGGCGCTGCCTTGGGCCAGTATGTCAATAGCCGCCGCGCCCGCTGCCACGCTTTGAAACAGCGCTGTTGCCGCTATGCCCACCAGTCTCGAGGGCTGGGCAGTGGCCGTCGATACCATGACGGTGGACGCCGCAATGTCGATGACCGCAGCGGTCTCTCCCGAGGTCACCAAGATAACGTCGGCTGAGCCAGAGGCAGTTTTGAGCACTGTGGGTATGGCGCTTGCCTGAACGGCTGCGCTGGCGCTGGCTGCTACGCTGCGGGTGACCGCCGCGCTTGCTGTTGTGGTCAGTGCGCCTAGTGCGTTGCTGCTGGCTGCGTAGTCGCCAAGCGCCCCACCGGTGCTCGTGCCCTGCGCGTTGGCGCTGGCCGCTATGGCCCGGTCTATGGCCACTGCCCCTGTTGTGGTCAGTGCGGCGCTGGCGTTGGCCGCTACGCTTACGCCGGAGGCCACTGCCCCTGTTGTGGTCAGTGCGGCGCTGGCGTTGG